TCGGACGCGTACCGGGCAATCCACGTCAGCACCTCCAGCCGGTGCGGGTGGCGCGGGTCATTGTGAAGGTCCCCGATGGCGAGGATGCGCTCGCCTTCCTGCGCTGATCGCTCCTCTGGCGGCGCAGCGGCGGCGTGGAGGACCAGCTTGGGCATGGGTTGCTGGTATCGCGCATCGCGGTACAACGTCTCGTCTGGCTTGAGCCCGTAGAACTCCGCCGCCCGCAGTCGGCCCTTAAACGTGCGATCATTATTGACCCAGCCGTCCGCTGCCGCCTGCCTAGCAGCCTCTTCGACCGCCGATCCTGCGTCTCCCCATTGGCCCCTTGGCCTGAATCCCTCCCGGTATTTCTGCTCGACTCTTGCGACCGCCTCTTCGGCGACCTCTCTCGGAAGACGAGGTGTCGGCATGTGAAACGTTACGCCCCCGGCTGTTTCAGCGTGCGGCTCGCCTGCCAGGCGGTTCCACAAAGGACCAGGGTGTCTTTCACCAGATCCTTGATGTCGTTGGCCTCAAGAGGCCTGACGCAAAAGGCCACGAGCCCTCCGATCACGACGACGGCCGCGCACGCCAGTGGCGCCGCGTTCAGAATCGTATCCTTGTCCACTATTCCCCTCCAGTGCGACGACGCGGTCGAGCTGCGCTGTTGATGAAGTCTTTCAGGGTGTCCTTGACCTCCTGCATTTCACGCTGGAGGTTCTCCAAGGCTTGGTTCAGGAGTTTCACGGCGGACCTGTGGTCCTCGCCAGATTTTGCTTCCGTCTCCAGCACCTCGACCCGTTTTGTCAGACTGAGATGTTGTTCGTGGGTCTGGCCGAGCCGCCAGGATACCCGAAGCGCGAAGGCGATGCCGCCCACGATCGCGGCTATCGCGGTGAAGATAAGTCCCGCGACTGGAACCCAAGCAGGCGCGTTCAAGGCTCACCTCCACGAGGAGGCGTGCGGAACGGAAAAGGCGACATGTACGCGCCCCCTATATAAGCTGGTGAGGAAGAGCGCTTATTGAGCCGGAGCTGCCGGATAGGCCGGGTGCGACGCGCGCCAGGCGGCTTCGAAGGCAGCGCCTCCGTCCGTCACCGGCCCAAGCTGGGTGTTGGCCGCCGGGGTCGCCGCGTTCTTGCCGTTCAGGATGAACTGCTGGAACTGGTTGCCGGTGATGTTCGCCGTGGCCGTGCCGCCGTTGTCGAACCTCAGGTATCCGTTGAAGTTCGTCGTACCGTAGCCGAAGGGAGCAGCGACATTCGGGCTCGCGACCGGATCAGGACCGGGCCACGTGGCGACGAGATTGCCGGTCATCTGCACCGAGCCAGTCGCGCCGTTGAGCATGATGGAGTTCCACTGCTCGCCGATGACCGCGTTGTCAGATATGTTCACGTTGTAGAACGGCAGCGTCTTCGTCTCGTCCTGCACGAAGATCCCCTGCGCCGGGACGCCGGCCCCACGCGTGATCAGGTTGCCGTGGATGTTGATGTCGTGCGCCGGCGCCGTCTCGCCGAAGGTGAAGATCTGGATGCCGTCGCCGTGGGTTCCTGACCCCGTCTCGAAATCGGTGATCCAGTTGTCGCCGATGTCGACATAGGACGTCCCGCCGATCTCCATCGCACCTTTGGCCATCCGCCCGAAGTAGCTGCGCTCGACATGCAGCCCGGTGGACTTCTGGACGTTCAAGCCCGCGTTCAAGTTGACGAAGGCGTCGTCGTTGAACGCCACGCCCTGACAGCCGCTAGGATAAAAGGCGTTGATCTGAGCGACAGGGGCGAGCGCTGGGTCCCCGTGGATGTAATCGTGGTCAAAGGTGATCTGGGCGCAGCCGCCGAGCCTGAAGGCGTAGTATGGATCAACGGGACCCGTCTCGGTGTAGGTCTCCAGCTCAAGCCCGGTGAATGTCACGCCGCTGACGTTGGCCAGCTTCATCCCCTGGATGACCGCCTTGCAGGTCGGGTCCGCCGAGGTGATCACCAGCGGCGGCGAGAACTTCCGGCTCTGCAGGTTCGGCATCGCGTACGTTCCGCAGGCCAGCGACAGGACGTCTCCGCTCTGCGCCGTCTTGGCGAACACGGTATTGAGCTGGGCGACCGTTGAGATCGGCGTGGTTGCGGCGAAAGCCGGAGCCGTAAGGGCGAACGCGACGCAACCGGCGGCGAGTTTCCGCGATAAGCTCATGGTCGACTCTCCCTAGGTTAGTGACCTGCCGCGCAGGCGTTGGGCATGAACGCACCGACGCCGGAGGAGAAGCCCCCGCCGCTGTCCGTATTCCAAAGCCCGTTGAAGTTGCCCAGCGCGTCTTCGTAGAACTGATCTTCGCCGATGGTCGACAAGCTGTTGTAGGTCGGCGAGGTAAGCGGCAGGATCGCTCCCGTCGGCGTGACCGGGCCTGTGCCATTGCCGGCGCCGAGGGGCGCCCACAGGGCGTTGTTAAGGATGTAGAACGGCCCGCGGACATCGCTGAAAACCGCGTAGCTGATCGCCTGGTCTTTCTTCGCCGACGTGCCGCCGGTATAGGGTTGCCACTCCGAACCCTTGTAGCTGGTGAACGCAAACTCCCCGAAACCGCAGCCGTTGATGAATGCGAACGGGTCGATGCGCGACGCGCCGATGTCCCAAGGCGTACTGATGGGCCACGTTGAGGTCATGGCCTGCGCGGTCGAACAGGTTGCGTTCTGGCTGAGCGTGTAGGTTCCCGCGCCGCCAGCCGTGCCCGACGAGAAGGTCAGCGTCGTGCCGGCCGGAATGCAGGTGCTCGCTGTAACCAGCTGTCCATTCTGGATCGGCCCGAGGACCGAGCTGGTCGTCAGCGTCGTGGTCCCGTTCGATGGTGTTCCGGTGAACGTAGCCCCCTGTTCCGGTTGCGTCACCCACCCGGCGAACTTCCAGTGCACGCCATCGCCTACCGGGCTCTGCCAGAGTACGAAGCCCAGGAAGTTCTGGTTGCTCGGCGGCGTGATCGCGTAGAGCGTCCCGGTAGATGGGCAACCTACCGGCAGGCACACCACGGTCGGGAGCTGTCCCGTCGTTATATTCGAGTTTGGCGTGACCATCAGGCCAGTCGGCTGGGTCAACGAGACAGACGCAGCAGTCGGCGATCCGTTGTTGCAGAGCTGGTTCACGCCCCAGACGCAGTAGCCGCTGTCGATCGTATTGCTGTAGGCCAGGAATATGTTGTTCCCGCCGTTGCCATTGGTAGCCGACTGCGCCGAGAACAGTAGGCAATACGCGTAGTAGACCCCCCACGCTTGGCAAGCCTTGCCCTTGTTGGCCCCCGTCGTCATCTGCGGGAGCCAAGAGCCGTGCAGGGTGTAAGAGTTCCAGGGGGCCACGCCCGTGATCGTGCCGTTCGTCGACGTTGTGTAGGAACCGCCGCTAACCACGGTGCCTTCGTTGGCGGAGTTCAACGCCCCGACGAGCTGAAACGTCACGGTCGTCGAGGCATTGGCGACGACCTGCCAGGGCGGCGAGGGGCTGCCTGTGATGCCGACGGTTCCGATATTGGTCCCGGTGACCGAGGTGTTCGTGATGCCCGCGACCACGACGTCAGTGCCGACCGGAAAGAGAGCCCCGTTCGTGACCGTCGCGGTCATCTGACCATTGGCCGGGTTGTAGGTCAGGTTGGTGTTGTTCTGGGCGGTCGAGCACGTTGTCGTGCAGGGCGACGTGCCGCCGCATGAGGCTGTCGTACAGGTCGCCAGCGTGTAGCCTGGGATCAGGATCTGCGGACTGCCGGGGACGGCCTCCGTGAGGCTGGCCATGTTCTTGCCGCAGTAGAGCACCGAGCCCGGCCAGCCGTTGTGATTGCCGCTGGACCCGCTGACCGTCCCGTCCGTCACCGAGGCGAAGCCGCAATATTGGCCAGCATAGGTCCCGCTCGCCTGCAGCGCCGTGGGCGAGCCAATGAACGGGTCTCCCGTGCCGCCGCGCTCGTAATAGCTGACCCCGGCGTTGTTCAGCGTGTAGCCGTTGCCGCTGTTGGCGGTGATGGCGGTGATCTGCGCGACGCCGTGATTGTTATTCAGCGCCGTGATCAGCGGCTTGAACTGGCTGAAGTCGCGGAAAGCGATCGAGGCCGGGCATTGCAGCACGAACGGCTGCGGGTTCGAGATCGCCGTAGTGGAAGAGTTCGCGACGAAGGGCCAACCTTTGCCGCCCTCGCTATGCCCCTGGGCGAACTGCGGCTCCCAGACGTCGAGCACGCCCGGCGTCGTCCCCCCGGCCGCGCTCGGCTGATTGACCGTGTCGCGACCGTCGTAGCCGAACCCGATCGTAACCGTGTGGTGCCCGGGAATGACCCAGTTCGCCGGGATGTAGTTCGCCAGCAGGTGCCACTGGCCATCGGCCGGGATCTTCACCGTGACGTAGTTCTGGCTGTTCGACAGCGTGCCCTGGAACCCCGAGCCCTCGTTCCAGATCCAGAACGACATGTAGCCCGGAACCGGCTGGGTGACGACCTTGACCCAGGCTTGAGAGGTCCAGTTGTAGTAGCCGGCGAAGGCCGAGCTGCCGACGCTCTGCGTCAGCGCAGACGCCTGCGTGTTGCTGGAGATCGACCCGAACGTGACCCTCGCCGCCGTGGCTGAGCCATCGGGCGCGGTGTCCGGCGTCCCGCTGACGGTGGTCGCGCCCCCGCCGCCCACGCCCGCTACAGACCATGGGCTGCTGCCGATCTGCGCTTGGCCGGTCCCCTCAATGTAGTTCACGACCGAGAACAGGCCCTGGCAGGACGGCAAGAAGCCCGGGGAGCCGGGTCCCGTAAACGACGGGCTGGAGGAGGCGAGTGGGGCTTGCTGCGCCGCCACCACTGACGAGAAGCAGCAAGCCGCCAGGGCCGCCGCGGCTAGACGGAATGCCCGCCACATGCTCAGTAGGTCCCGTTGAGCGTAGCGGTGAGGGTGACGGCCGACGCCGAGGTCACGCCGCTCCCGGTCGGGGTCATGAAGGTGCCGTAGATCTGAGCGTTGGAGCCGCCGACGTTGATGTCTTTCGGGCCACCGATGGTCGAGCAGTTGAAGACGACACCGTCAGTTTGCTCACCGTCCGCACTCGTGCAGAGCAATGACGCCAGCCAAAGGGCCGTGCCACTGGAAACCGAGTAGGTGGTACGGTCGCCGCCGGCCATGGTGATCCCCGATCCTGACCAGACGTCGATCCGGATCTGGGAGTTGGCCGCCCAGGCCGTCGCCGTCGCGTCGGAGATCCTGAGTGTTCCGCCAGAAAGCGTGATCCGGCCGAGCGGCAGCGTCCAGTAATTGGTGCTGCAGGTCGACGCCGTGGTGCTGGTGCACAGCAGTTGGTTGGCGGTGTAGGCCGTGCTGACGGCGTTGTTTATCGTATAAGATGAGTTCAGCGAGAGGTTCAGGAAGTTACGGGTGGAACCCGCAACGATGCTCGTCTTGACTGCGTGATTGGTCGTGTCGCTCATATCGCCGCCACCGGAGTCGACGGGCGAATTCTTGATCGAGTGTGCGGTCGGATTGGTCGCGTCCCCAGCGCCGGAGTCGATCAGCGCGTTCTTCGGACACGAGACGCTCGTCCCACAGGTCACGCCGCCGAGGTTGCCCCCGCTCCCCGGCGTATAGGGGATGTTCTGGGCATAGGCGGTCGGCGCGAGGGCGCAGAGCGCCGCCGACGCGACCAGAAGGCCGCGAAGCGAACGGATCATGTCGGGATGTCCTTGGCTTAGAAGATGGAGATCAGGCCGGTGACGGCTGTGGGGGTGCCCAGATCGAGCGTGCCGGGCGAGGATCCGCCATTGCTGATCGCGATCTGGAACGGATTGGCGGCGAGGTTCGCCGTGTGGCTGGCGGAGTCAGTCACACTCTCGGCCAGGCCAGAGTAAGTTCCAACCGTCGTCGGCGTGCCGGAGATCGTGCCTGTCGAGGTCGAGAAATTTAGCCCTGGCGGCAGCGTGCCAGTGAGCGCGTAGGTGTAGGGCGCCGTTCCGCCCGTCGTCGTGGGTGTGAAGGTGCTGTAGGCGGTCCCGACCGTGCCGGTGCTGGCAGGCGTTCCGGTGAGCGTGAAGTTAGAGGCGATCGTCAGGTTGAAATTGGCGATCGAGGCTGAGCCGCCGACGTTATCGACAGCGGTTACGGACAAGCCGTTGAAGGTCCCGCTGACCGAGGGCGAGCCGCTGACGACGCCGGTCGAGGACGCGATCGAGATACCCGAGGGCCACGCGCCTGACAGCGAATAGGTGTATGGTGTCGCTCCGCCTGACGGCCCAGTGTACGAGCAGCCAGAATATGCCGCCCCCTGCGTTCCCGACGTCGCACATGTGCCGCTGAAGCTCATCGCGGCATAGATCGTTTCGCCGGCCGTCGTGACCTGAAGTTTGATGGTGTGGCCGACGTCTCCTGAAACGACCGTGTAGGACGTGCACGAGGTCGAGACCTGGACGGCGTTGCTGAACCAGGCGCACGTGCCGCCCGCTGGAATGCCGTTCGCGTTCAGGGTCTTGCCGACCCATTGAACGCCCGTGATCGATATGCCCGTGCCGTTGTGGACGTAATCCTTGATCTGGGCGAGCGCGGGGAAACCTGAGAACAGAAGGCACGCGGCAACAGCCGCCCAGGCGCACAAGCGCTTGAGGATCATTGAACGTACCTCTTGGATAATGGGCCTCGCCAAACGGCGTTAGCGGGCGTAGGATTGCGGCCCTTCAACCTGAGAAGGCCGAATGTTTCTCTGGAAGCTTCTGAAGCACCCGCAGTGGGACTGGCTCACCTTTTGGGATCGGGTGGCCTACCTGATCTCGCTGGCGTGCTTCCTGGGTCTGATGTCGCTAGGCGCGCAGGCTCTGTTTCACCACGGCGTCGGTCACTGAGACTGGCCGCCATAGGCTGCAGCTCCTCCCAGGAGACCTGTGGTCGGGGCGATTGCCGGTGCGACAAGAGACGGAACTGGGGGAGCCTTTGGGGCGCCCGTCAGCATGGACTGGAACGTCTCCGGGTCCGACATCATCATGTTGGCGAAGGAGAGGCGCGCTTCGGGGCTCAGCGGGGCGCCGAAGCCAGTGACGAGCCCACGGGCGGGGGCGACAGCCAGCTTGCCGAGCGCGCCGAAAGCGCCTTCGAGGTTCGGGCTCTTGGCGAACTCCGCCCAGAAGGGGGAACCCTTATCCATCTCTTCGTTGGCGGATTTTGCCTCGCCGGTCGTGGAGTTGGTGTTGGGCGAGTACCTCGCCGCTTCCTTGGCGAGGTCCGCGCGCATCTGCACTCGGTTCAGGAAGTCGTTCGCCGCATCCGGAGATCCCAGGACCGTCTCCAGCTTCTGCTGATAGAAGGGCGTCATCAGATCCCGGGGGCGCAAGCTTCCCTTACCGAGCTGGGTCGCCAAGTCGTCAGCATGTCCCATGATGAACGCTTGCCGATCAGCAGGGGAATAGGTGTTCCAGCGCTGATTGAAGATCCGCGGGTGGACGTCATTGCCCATGAAGTCCTGACCCTCTTCGAACGCCTGCTGCAGGCGAATAGGGTCGCCGCCGGCATCGACCGCCGTCTTGTAATCAGGACCCCACGCCGTGTCGGGGTTGGTCAGTTCGTCGAGCAGGCTCTTAGAGGTTCCGACCATTGCTCGCCCCTCGTCGTCAAGTTCCAGCCGCTTGGTGAGAGGGTTGCGATAGCGCTTGGTCAACACGTCGTTTAGGCCGCGCTTGGCGTAATCCCAGGTCTGCATGGTCGGATTTTCGACCTGCACAGGCACATCTTCGCTGACGGGAGGAAGCTGGATCTCGCGCGGCCTCATCATCGTTCCGCCGCCAGGCACCGGAACCTGATCCATGACCGTCGCCGTTCCGCCAGGGAACTTCTGCGTATCCCAGCGGAAGCCGAGTTCGGTCGGATCGCGTCCCTCTTCGGCCGCGATCCGCATGGCCTTCGACATGGCCGCCTGCATCGACGGTCGGCGCAGAAGATCACGAAGGGTCGGGCTGTCTACGCCGCCGATCGAATAGGCCTGCGTGTAGAGGGGGGCCGCCTTCTGCCGCATCGCGTCGGCTTGCGCCTGCACGTCGTTATAGGCCGTATCTGGATCAACGCCAGCGACCCTCTGGAAGTCAGAAACGACCCCCCTTGCCGTGCTCCTAAGCTGTTCGCGCGCAACTGGGTCTAGGATGTCGGGCGCGTCGCCCGGTCCCTTCGCGAGACCGGTCGCTAAGTTCACGCCGCGCTTACCGAGCAGGTTTGCCGCCTTGACCGGAAGACCGGCCTGAACGCGCGGATCGGCCGCGATGCTGTCGGGCGTGACGCCTCGGCTCGCCGCGACCTTCTGCAGGAACTTCAGCGCCTGCGCGTCAGAGTCCGGCGTCGGGGTTCTTTCCGGCTGGGGGATGCCAACGGCCTCCTTGAGTTCGCCTGATGCCTGCTTGAGACCTCGCGCCAGCCTGGGGACGATCTTCGGCGCGTTGGTGGCGACGGCGGTTGCCGCGGGGAGCCCCAGGCCCAGCCCCGCACCGGATAGACCGCCCCAGAGCGCGCCCTGTCCACGGTCGGCATAATTCTCGCCCGCGCCGCTCGCAATGCCCGTAAGGCCGCCGACGAAACCGGAACGCGCCGTCGCGCCTGCGAGAGACTTCGCGCCGCCGATGAACTTCCCCGCGCCGAGCCCCTCCAATGTCGGAAGGGCACCTGCGATGTTCAGCGCCGTGTTCGCGATCGTGTGCTTCGCGGCCCATGCGTCCTGCGCGTCGTGTTCCTGCTGGATGATCGCGTCGCGGTAGGCGTCGCCGGAATAGGCTCCGGGTTTGCCGCCCGTGGCGCGCGCCGCAGCGTTCCGGAGGCTCACGACCGCGCCAACCGGGATCGCCGTCGCTTCTGGCTCCCAGTTCATCATGCCGCCGTTGAACATGGACCGCTGCCACCCCGGCAGCTTGGCCGCGTTCGCCTTCGCGTCCGCCTGCGCTGCGGCCCACTGCTGCGGGCCGTATTTCAGGATCATCGAGTCGTTGTAGCGGGTCTTCGGGTCGACGATCGGCGTGTCCGGCATCCGCCAGGCCGGATTCGTCGGCTCGATGTAGTGCCCAAAGCGGTTCGACGGCTGCCACTGAGGTGCTGGATTGACCGGTGGCGCGGGCTGCGGCAGGGCATATTGCGCGAAACGGTTCGCCATTTACGCGCCCCCCAATGCTCGCTTGGCCGAGCCTACACCGAAGACCTGATCGAACTCGGCTTTGGCCTGCGGGGACGGATCGCGCTTCAGATCTGCTATCGCTGCGGCTGGCGGCGTGCGCTGGGCCTGATTGGGCTGCGGCAACTTCGGGGGCGCCTTCGGCAATGCAGGCGCACGTTTCGGAGGTTGCGGCTGGCCCTGGCCCGCTTGCGCGTTATGCGCCTGCGCCGTCTTGCTCCAAGCTGCGTCCGCCCCACCATTGGCAGACAATGACCCGTATTTCTGGAGCCAGCCCTCATAAAACGCGAGTTGCTTTTCGGTTTGGTTCGCTTCGTCGGTGAGGCGCTGGGCGATGCCGACGTTGGCGGGGCCGCGATTTCTGATGTTCGGAAACGCCTGCTTCCAATCCCCGGCCTCGTAGCCCTTGATCGCACCAGATCCCTTCTGGCGCATGTCCGCCCACGTGGCGTTCGAGATCGCGTCGAGTTCATCAAGTTGATTTCCAGGATTTGGAAACCAACCGGCGACGTCCCGGACGGGATTGAACTCGCTATGTGTCAGGGGGATATGGATCCCCTCATATCCAGGGCCGGTCGCCAAGTCGCCCATCTTGTTGACGAACTCGTTGGCGCGGGTCGCGAGGAACCGCCGGTCGTTCGCCGTGTCGCGGAGCTTTGAGATAGCATCCTGATCGGCTTTTTGGATATCCGGCGACACGCCCTGCGCGATGAACGGCTTGTTGGGTGGTGCGGGCTGAGCTGTAGCGCCACCAGGCCCCGTGACGAGCTGCTGAGCGGCGCTGAGGCGTTGGCCGTAGTGGCTGGCGCCTTGCGGATTCTGCGGGGTGTATCCCGCCGGGCGCTCATAGCCGACAGCCGCCGCTGTCGCGTCGCCTACCGTGCCGGCGTTTCGGAGCGCGTCGCCGGCCGACTTCTCCCCGTTCTGCAGTTCGTAATGGGAATATTCGAGCTGGGTGTTGGGGTCGGACGGGTCGAGCTTGTTGGCCTTGGCGAAGGCGAACAGGCCTTGCAGTCGCGGTCCGGTCCATTGCGCCAGGCCGAACGAGCCGTCATCGGCAGTCCTGCCGGCATCCAGACCGCTCTCGCCGATCAGGTTGCCTACAAGGCCGGCCGCCTGCTCAGGCTTGTAGCCCTTGGCGATATAGAATTGCATTGCCTGCTGCGGGGTGATCGAGCGAGCACCCCCGGAGGCTTGCGACGCGCCGTTCGGGTTTGCGACAGGCGCTGGGGTGGCCTGCGGCTGCGGCGCGCCGCCACCCTGCAGCGCGGCGAGTTGCGCCTTGGACACCGTGAGCGGTCCTTGCGGCGTCTGGATGACTACGGTGTCGTAAGGAGCCTTCGCGGCTTCCTGCGCCCCGGCGACGGCGCCAGCGGCTTCGGCTGCTGCGCCCGCATAACCCGGGATTGGGATGACACCGCCCTTGCCGTCAGGCATTGTGCCGGCAGCATACTGCGGCACAAATCCCGGCGCGCCTTTGGCGTGGGGGTTTACGAGTTGACCATTCACATACTCGGAGCGGTCCAGGTAGCCGACAACTTGCCCCGTCTTTTTATTGACCATTCCACCACTGGCGCGGTCGATCTCGATATCGGGAGCCACGGCCTGCATCACAGCCTGGGCGTTCTTGTCCCCGTTTAAGGACATGAGGCCAAGCGTATTTAGGTCGATCGGGAATCCCGAATCGGCCGGCGCCTGCGAGGCGGCTGCGCCGGGAACGGCTTGCGACGGCTGAGCGCCACGCGCCGAAGCTGTCTGCACTCCGCCAGGGGGGCTAGACCCTGCAGGCGCCTGTTGCTGCGGCGAGAGACCTTGGAGCACGCGACCGCGGAGCGCTGCGTTGATCTGCGCTTGCTGGAGATCCGCCGCGATCTTCGCCGGCAGCATCCGAGTCTGGATATTCCGCTCGGTCAGATCCGCCTGCGCCGTATTGAAGTCCTGCCCCGTCCCCCACGCATGGAGCAACGTCTGCAGCCGGCTCGGCTTGTTCTGAGCGATCAATTGGGCGATCGGATCTTGCTGGCCCGGCGGCTGCTGGTCCGCCTGGGGCTGAGCCGTCGCCTGCGGTTGCGCCGGGGCGTCCGCCGGGCGCGCGCTGTCTCCGAACAGGCCCCCGAGCACAGGTTTCGCCGGAACACGGCCCAGCAAGCCGTGGGGCTGATCTGGGGCTTCCTGCGAAGGTGCGGGAGCTGCGTTCCACTGGCCGTTGCCGGTCAGGGCGTTCCACAGCGCGCCCTGGTCCTGTGGGCCACCCCAAAGACCGCCGAGGTTGGCATAGGTGGCGTCCACCATTTATGCAGCCTCCGCGAGCTTGGCGTAATCGACCATGAGCAGGCCGAGAATGGGGTGCTCGACGACGGCTTCCGGGTCGGTTTTCTGGACTTCCTGCGCCATGACACCGATGTGGCGGGTGGGGTCGTTGCGGTAGGAGAACTCCACCCATCTGCGGCCCTTGGCGTCCCGGCCGATGGTGACGACGTTTTCCTTGGACCGCTCGTCGGACATGCTGGCGAGATAGGACATGAACGGATTGGCCGCGTTCGATACGCCGCCCAGGACGCCGCCGCCGCCGGAGGGGACGCCAAACAAACTTCCTGCGATACCCACGCCCTGACCGATACTCGACAGAAGCGACGGGCTGTACGTGGTATTGCTCTGGCCCTGCGAATTGGTGAGCATCGGCGTCTCGCCGAGCAGACCGAGCTGAGCCGCGAGTTGCTGTTGCGGGTTGATCTGGCCGCGCAGCGCTTCCTGATAGGCCGCCTGGTCCGCCGCCGTTTGCGTTGCCTGCTGTTCGGCTCCCAGCGAGTTCAGAGAATTGGCGCTGTTCAGGCCGAGCTGCTGTTGCAGGCCCGAGAGGTTCCCGAGCAGCCCGGCCGCTCCCAGGTTCAGATTGGCGCCCTGCAGCCCCGCCTGCTGGTTCGCGAGCTGGCCTTGCAGATTGTTCGAGATGTCCGACTGCGCCGCCTGCTGGGCGTTGGCGTAATTGGCCTGATTGAGGCCCGCGAGCGTCTGGGCGGCGGTGTTGGCGAACAGGTTGTTGGTCTGCGCGTCGGCCACGCCCTGACGAGCGCCACCGAACGCGCCAGCGCTGGTGAACTGTCCGGCCTCGTTGTTGATCTGCTGTTGGTTCTGCAGGTTCAACGCGTTCATGGTCGCGTTGGTCACGTCCTGGGTGTAGGGGTTCAGGTACGCAGACAGGTTGGTGCTCGCCAGCGTCTGCGGCGTGACGCTCGACGGCGCATAGCTGGCGCCGGAGGTTGCGCCGGACGCGGCTTGTCCAAGCAACCCCTGCCCCGCCGTGACGCTGTTCTGGGCCTGCGTCTGCGCCTGCTGCTGCAGCGGCGTCAGGCCCGCGATCAGTTGTCCCGTGTATGGGGTATACGAGCCGGCATAGTTTCCACCCAGCGTGCTCTGAATGCCGGAGGCCTGATTGGTGTACTGCCCCTGCGACCACGGATTTAGGGTGTTGGTCTGGCTGGTCTTGGTGCTGCTGCTGGAATCGCCCATGCCTATAGATCCTTCACCAACAGCGTCTCAGGTCTGTATCCAATCGGAGCCAGGACACGTTCCCAGCCCTTGCGGCCCTTGATCGTCACTCTCGATAGTCCGTGGTCGCGCGCCCAGTCTGAGACTGCGCGCTCCATCGCCCACATCTCCTTGCGTTCGCCTCCGAACAGCCAGAGATGGAGCCCTCCGGTGATCTCTGAGACGCCAGCGCTCGTATGCCCCGGCCAGAAGTGCGCCCGGCCCTCAAGAACGCGCTGCTTCACTTCGTCCAGGCTGAACCCCTGCGTTCCGCCCCGGTCGAGCGCCGCCTGAAGCCATGGCACGCACCGCGCCCATTCCTCGTCGATCACGGATTCAGAAGGCCCAACACCAGCATCAGCGCCGTCTGCTGGGCTGATCGCTCCGGAAAGAAATTCGCGGCGCCAGCCACAACCTGCGCCGTAGCCGTGCTGGGGGCTTTCGGATCGCCCCAGGTGAAGGTTGCGATATCCCCGGCCTGGGTCATGGTCACGCTCGCGTTGGCGAGCGCGGTCTGGTCGATGGTCCAGGGCGTCATAGGGCGGTCAACGTCAAGGCGCCGCTGGCGACGGTCAGGGCATAGCGATGGCCGGTCACGGTGTCGGTGAGGATCACAGACTTTTTCGCTCCGACCTCGATGTTGCCGGTCTTTTTGTGGCTCTGGCCGTCCGCCTGTTCGATCGCCGCCCGCATCTGGGCCTGATCGTTCAGGTCGTACTGTTGGGGTGGCGTCCCGAGCTTCATCGCCTGCCCCTCTGAGCGACCTTCAGGCGGAAATCGCCCGCTCTCGCCGCGTCAGCCCCGATGAACTCCAGCTTGAGTTCGGTCTGCCGTGCCATGAAGCGCAGCGGCGTCACCGGGCCGGACGGGTTCGAGGGGCCGACCGAAACCGGTCCGGTCGTGGTCTGCGGGCCGTTCGGATAGAACCGCGAGAGGAACGTCATCTGCACGTCCCCTTGGATCAGTTCGTCGGGCACGACCCCCAGCACATGCATCACGTTCTCGCCGTCCGCGATCTCGATCGGTCCGGACGTGACATAGGGATAAGGGACCGGCGACCCCGTATAGCTAAATCCCGTCTCGTGCTCCCAGACGTTTCCTGACGTGTCCACCTTGATAGGTGTCGTAAATACGCCCTGCCCACACGCAGCAGTTCTTGCAAGCTGGCCCATGGTCCAGTTATTATACCGATATGACCACGTGACGTAACTATCGTTTTCGATCGATGCTGCTGACGGGAAGTGCCACGTCAGCTCACCATTGCCGCTATCGTGATACCCGACGACCTTCGACGCCTGCTGATAATTCAGGTTGCCGAAGACCTTGTCCTGCATATCGGAGGGTAGCGCCTGGACGGTCAGGCCGTTGTAGATCCAGAAGCATTGCCAGCCCATCCAGGCGCACATGGACTCGAAGGTCACGGGAGACTGCTTCGACACCGCGCCGCAGTTTTGCTCCACCCGCTGAAAGCTCTGGACGACCGGGAGGCCGACGTACTGCGACAGCCAGACGTCGGTGTCGGTAAAGTGCAGGACCCCCGCCCTGACGTTGCGCCCGCATTGGAGGACGCCCGAGGTGTTCAGCGCCACAGACCCGGCCTGATTGGTCGTCGTCGCCGTCCAGGAGGTGATGTTCTGCTGGTCGCACCAGTTCACCGTCTTGTCCTGGTAGGCATAGACGAAACCGTTGGTGTCGGCGCAGCAGCCCGTCAGGTTGGTCGGGGCGTTGGTGACCACCGCAGCCGGCGTGCCGGTGTTCAGCGTCCACTGGTAGAGGTGACCATCCTCCGCCGTGCAGCCGATCAGGTACTGGCCGAAGGTGTCGAGGTCCCATTGCGTCGCCGGCAGGATCGCAGAGGTGTCCGGGAGAGGAACGCCATAGGCGCCCACGCCGTAATTGCCTTCACCGTAACCGACGCCGCTGCTGGCGTCCTGCCTCCCAGCGAGGTAGCCGCTCGGGGTGATATCGCTCAGCGTCGCCGCTCCGATGGCGTAGAGCTTGGTGTGCGTTCCGATCGCGAGCCATCGGCCGCCGTTGTTGTCACGCCAGGGCAGCGCCGCTCGCGCCGCGCCGGAGACCGTAGCGCTGATATGCGGCGTCCAGCCGCCAATCGGCTGTAAGGTCGGCCGGAAGCTCACCAGAGAGCCGTCTCGCCAGAAGCCACGCTCCTGCCGCTCGGTCCCGTTCGCTCGGATGCCGGGCGGGAAGTTCAGCTCAAGGAAGGGCATAGCGTATAGCGATCCATCCCACGCTGTGCTAACCGACAGTTTTTAATTTTAGGGGAGAGTGGGAAGCTGGTGCTCGAACACGCGCAACTTGCCGACGCTGACCGGAGACGCTGGTTTCCGCTGTCACATGAACAGGCCTTCGCAGATGGCATTCACACCGCGACGTGTCCGGTCTGCGCCGAACACGCGACGAAGGCGTTCACGAAAAGCGGTCACGACATTGCGAAATGCCGAACCTGCGGTTTCATGTTCGTGCATCCGTACCCGGATCACGCCACTCTATCGGCCTACTACAACGCCAATTACCGCAAGGCGTCTGCCGACTTCTACCCGAAGTCGGCGAGCCGTCGTCAGCGGTGTTTTCAGCGCGCCCTGCTCCTGTGGCCGTATCTACGCGGAAGAACCGTGCTCGAACTCGGGTGCGGTGGCGGGTTCATGTCCTGGGCCATGTCGTTCTTTGCGAAGTCGACGATGGGTGTTGACATTTCCGAGGGATCGATCGCCTATGCCAAGGCTCACTTCCAAAAGTCGGTGTTCTGGTGCGCTGATCTTCACGCCGTCGCCACGGAGATGCGCGAGACATTCGATCTCGTGTTCTCGTCCGAGCTGCTGGAACACTTGCCCGGTGTTGACGAATTTATGGCGGCGATCGTCGCCACGACGCGGCCCGGTTCGCTCGTCTATGTCTCAGCGCCAGACGCCTCACACCGGCACGTCCCCAAGAATATCCAGACTTGGGGCGACATTTGCCCGCCGGAACACCTGCAGTGGTTCGGCAAGCACAATCTGGCCAGGCTATTCGCCATGCACGGCTTTGAGCCTTACCGCTATCTCTACGCGCCGAAGGCGGCGCACAACGTCCTGTTCAAGCGCCGTCAGTAGCAGTCGGCGGTGACGTAGAAGCCCTCAATCGCGTTGCGGCTTCCGCTTTGGAATCCGGCCGCCTGCACCGTCACGCTGTTGCCCCCCGGCGCGCTGGTGATCTGAAGGGCATAATAAGGGCTCGCCACACCGCCTTGGTTATCGGTGACAGCCGAGTACGAATAGCAGCCATGTGAGGGGCTAAACGGAAAGGTGATCGACTGCGGGCCGCCGCTCCAGAAATTGCCGCCGCTGTCGTAGTGATACCACTGATGGACGTAGCCGCCCCCCAGGTTGCAATATCCTGACGTGCTGCTCCCTGAGCAGGACGGCAACGCCAGTGTCGCCGAGCCCTGAGCCGTGATCCTGCCCTGCGCGTTCGTCGTGAAGGTGCAGGTGGTCGTGGTCGATCCGCACGAGCCCGGCGCCCCATTCACCGCGTCGAGATCGGCGTTGGCCACCGATGCGGCGGGAAGCGTCAGCGTTCCGCTATTTAGCGTCAGACCGCCCGAAATGTTAGCTCCACCGGTACTGACATTCAGGGTTCCGATGTTAGCGGTGCCCGATACGTTCAGGCTTCCTCCGATTCCCACTGTGCCCGCACTGGATATGGTCATGGCCTGGGAATTTGCCGCCCCGAATGCTATCCCTTGTTGAAATCCCGGCGGGTTGAATTCGATGTAAGCTTGGTTTGTAAAGTCAATCAACTGCTGAATTCGCGTAGACGATGTGGTCCAGTCTGATCCGTTGGCATTGCGAGCGCCATAAATTCGAAGTATATTGCTGTTTGTACTCGTATAATTAAATCTTCCGATTTCGACCTGATTGCCCGATGTCGTCCCCAGCGCGCCGCCATTATGTGTGGTAAGCCCCGAAACGGTCAGGCCTCCATTCAGGGTCGCGCCGCCCGTGACGCCAAGCGTCGAACTGAAGGATGCCATTGTGCCCGTAATGCCGCCTGTGAACGCGCATCCCGCCTTCGGACAGGCCGCGTTGGCTACACCAGAGACAGAGAACACGGTCGAGTCGATGCCGTCCAGGTCTCCGTTCAGATTGTTGCCCCAGGTGTTTGCGCTGGCGCCGATCGTGGGCTTCAGCCAGCCGTAATTCGTCGTCGGGACTTGGGCGAACGCGGGAGCGCTCGCCGACGCCAGGAGCGCGGCACTGAGACCGACCAGGAGCTTACGCATGATCAGCCCTCGCACGCTTCGATGTTGTGGCTCGTGGTGGCCGCGACGACGGACACGGCGTTGATCGGCGGCGGATTGGGCTCCCATGCCTTGCCGATCCCCAGCTCCCAGGACATGCCGCCGAACGGCGCGGGCGTGCCTCCGCCGACCACGGCAGTCCCGCCCTTGTCGTTGATCCAGATGCTTTCGGTGGCCGTCGAGGGGTTGGAGATCCGGAGATATCGGCGCCCGCTGTTGAAGGGCGCGATGGTCTGCGCCGTCCCGCCCGCCGTGATCGAGATGGACAGGTCGGTATTGTTCGTGCCGCGATTGGCCATCACATTGTCCTATTGATAGACCCAGCCGCCGGAGCCGGTGCAGAAGACCTCGTAGACGCCAGAGCCGCCGCCAACCGGTATGCCGCGCCAAGTGGGAGTTCCGCTCGCGTCGGTGACGTAAGCCGTCCTTCCTTGTGAGGAAGCGCCGCAGGTCGGCAGAGTCGCAACCGTATAGTTACGCAGACCGAGGGGCGAGTATCCTGGCACGTAGAGCGGGGAAGGCGAATGCGCTCCGGTCAAGTTGAACACGTTGGAATAGGCGGTGAGGGTCGAGATGCCCCCGCCGATGACAATCGTGTAATCGCTCGTTCCAGTTTCAACAACCGCACTCACTGCTCCAGATGACGCCTCAAATGTCGTGTTCGTGAAGTTGGTTCCCTGCGAACTGGCGACAGTTGCCCCACTTTGTCCAGAGTTGACCGCCTCGATGTAGTCTCCGTTGAACGTCGTGTTGGCGGCGTTCTGGATGGAAACTACCGTTCCTTCCGCGTTGTCAAAGGTGTCTCCAATCGACTGAAACCATCCAGTCCCATTCAGAAGAAGCGCGTTAAATTTTAGATTGTATATGTGATTGCCGGATAGCAACACACCAACAGCCCCAGGATCAGCTATTACGCCATAGTTAGTAGCAAATCCACCTTGCATAATCACGTGTGTTACTTGAGAGTCTGCCGCCAGCGCCCCGAGATGGATGCCTGCGTACCCCGTACCGACTTGCGAGCCACCCACGTATATCTGTACGTTTTCAAGACAAACGTCGTGGGTAGGGGTCGATGCTGTGCCGTTGACATAGATGAATGAGAAACCGTTCGGGAGGTTGTTCTCGTATAGGTTCGTGAGCGTCAGGGTGCCCTGCCCCGCCGTCTGGATGATGTCGTCGGCGCTGTTCGTCCCGTCGAAGCTCAGGTCGCGCACGGTCTGTGCATTCCAGGCCATCTCCCCGGTATTCCACCCAAGAACTGGAGAAGCGCACCCCGAGGATGCGACGAGGATAGACGCTTTGCCTGACCCGTACAGCACAAGGTTGGCTGTGCTTGGCATGGAGATGCCGCACACCTTATAAGTGCCCGGCGGCACGTAGACTGCGAGCTTTCCGCTCGTCAGCGCCGAGTTGAAGGCTGTGGTGCTGTTGGCCGCTCCAGTAGGGTCCGCGCCGTAGTCGATTACGTTCGCGACCTCGGCGGCCCGCGCCGAGAGGCTGCGCGCCGTCGTGCTTCCGGCCGCCGTCACCAGCCCGTCCATCCCCCCGCTGAACGTTTGCGCTCCGGTCCAGGTGTTCGCCTGCCCCGTTTGCGGGACAATGCCGTAGAGGTACGAGAAATCCGCGTCTAGTTGGCTGGCCGGGACTTTGCCGGGCTGCGTGCCGAACGTATACGGCGGCTGCGCGAAGACGGGGCCAACCGACAACCCAAGCGCGACGACGATGGCGATGGCGCGCTTAATCACTGACGGGAGTCCATGGGTTTGAGGGCGCCGACGTCGCCGTGAACTGCACCGCTTGTCCTTCGTTCGTAACGAAATCGACTTCACCGCCGGTCGCCTCAAAGGTCAGGGTCGACGAGTCGTCCCACCATTCCGGATTGTTAGATACCGGCACCCAAGGCGAGAGCCCCGGAGAAACTGGCGTCCACGGGGTGCTCATGGCGCGAACCTATGAACCTGGCGCAGCACGTCTCCGGTGCTCTCTTTCAGGTTCGCTTGGTTGATCTCTTCGATGACGCCCTGGTATATCTGCAGCCAGCCCGGCAAGCGATCGTCATCTGACACGAATGGTATCGCCTGGATCGCCGCTCCATACAGGTATGCATCCGGATATAGGCTCAGGAGCCAGTTGGTCGAGTTGGACACCAGTGACGGGATCTGCGCCCAGTATTGCAGATCGGCGGTGTATCCTTGATCCGGGACCGATGAGAACCGGAACGAGGTACCCACGATGGAATAGCTATCCGGTTGCTCCGCCACGTTGAAGCGGCGGGATGCAAGCTGGTTGGCCTGAGTCGGCGTGACGAACTTCAGCGTTCGCGTCGGGGTCGTCGAGGTGATCGAGAACGCCTGCACGCCCAGAAAATCCGGCGGTGTCGGCACATATTCGGCCGATATCGTCGCCGTGGCGTGCGTCAGCATCTGCCGATGGCGGATTGTCCGGTTGAACTGCGCTTCGGCGAGTTGGATCCAGAACGGCGCCTGTCCCGCCAGATCGGGCCGGTTCAGGAGGTCGATCACCGCTGCTTGCAGGTCGGTGTAGTTGGCGACCGTGCCGCCCGAGCCAACGGTGTAGGTCATCTAGCGCAAGATTCCGTTGCTCATGCCTACGCGGCCGGGAGCCGTGCGCAGGTAGGCGTATTGGCTATCGTTCAGCTTGCGCATCAGATAGGCCGCAGCGTGGGGATCGTGGCCAGCGTCGAGGACGTTCACCTTGTCCTCCTCCAACCACTTGTAAATCAGGGCGAACGGGATCGACCCGACGCGCCGCAGCTCTTTCGACGGAGACCAGCCATCGTTGTGGTTAGCCATCGCCTTGTTCTGTTCGAGGATCGGCGCCACGTCCGTAACGGACTTGATCTCAGCCCCGTCCTCCGTATCACGCCAATAATGGCGCGTGCCGCCGGCTGTCCGAATGAGAGGCTGCCAATCGGTCAGCGGGGCGGACTCCGCCGCCTTCTTCCGGTCGGCGCGCTTCTCGCGGTCGGTCAGCTTGGACATCAGAGGATCTCGACCCAGCCCTTATCTTCGTGGGCCTCGGCGATGTCCTTGTGCACGGCGAACTTGTCGCCCTGCTTGAACTTCTCGTCGATGCCGTCGACGGCGTCGCCAGTGTGGATCTTGTCGTGGCCGAGCTTCATGACGCGGACCTCGACGTGGTCCTTTTCGAGCTTCCTGGCCGGGGCCGGTGCGGTCGGTTCGGGCATTTCATTCCCTGCAAATGACGACGGGCGGCCCATTGCTGGAGCCGCCCGCCAGGAGTTACGCGTTACTCAGATGCTTATTGGATGTCGGCCACGACCGCAGACGCGCGCTCGTTTCTGGCGACCAACGTGGCTTCGTGGGTCATCATGAACTTTCTTGAATCACCCGTCTTTGCGAGTTCCTCGACCTTGATGCCGTCGAGGACCGCGATGGCCCACATGTTCGGGTCGGCCAGCAGGCAGTCCCGCGTCAGGCCGTACGGGTGCGGGATCAGGGCGATAGCCCCGAAGTCAGACACGTAGACCTCGGCGGCGCCGTAGATGGTCGCCTGGTTCTCGCCGTCGACATTGGCGCGGATGTCTGCGATGCCGGTGAAGGCCGAGAACTCCTGCTTGGAGGTCGGACCCATATAGGCTTGGCGGGGCTGGCCGCCGTTGCCGAACGCGGTCGCCAGGACGCCCTTCACCAGCGACTCGGTGAAGTTGCGCTGAGTGCCGTTGGTGGCCGCCGACACGACGCCGCTGGCGAAGCCGCCGGACGAACCGCCGGTCCCGCGGGAGACGTTGGAAGTCAGCCATGCCAAGGCGCCAGCCGCGTGGCGGGGGGTGGCGCCCGATTCCGCGTTGGAGGCATAGTTGCCGATCACGCGGGCTTCCAGGTCGCGACGCATCGCGAGGCCCTTCAGTACGCTCTGGCGGTTCAGTTCCGACTGACGACCGGCCTTCTTCACGACCTCTTGGGTACGGGCTACGCCGTAGGTCTTGCGGAAGATTTGGCAGTAGTTGCCGACCCGAACGGGCGTGTTCGGGGTATCCAACGTGCCGATGTCATCGCCTTCGAGCTGGGCGTTGTTGGCGTTGACAGCGTCAAGCGCCTCGGTCTCGTGTTCGTGGTAGATCCCGGTGGCTTGGGTCTTACCAATGTTGCTCACGAAAGGCGTAGCTTCTGCGGCCACGCGATAGATCACGTCTTCTAGGTCTTCGCGGGCGCCGACCTGATTGGTCGACGTAACGGTATTGGTGGGAGCGGTCATCTGACCTTATCCTCGTGCGTTCAAGTACGCAACCGCATCCTCTATGCTTCCGGTCTTGTTCAGACGGCCCTTGAGGTCTTGCAGCGCGCGTTGTTTTGGGGGCGTCGGTGTCGACGCGGCGGGTTTCACCGGCTTGCTCGGAGGAGCGACCGGTTTCGGCTGCGGCTTGACGTTCTTCGCGGCGGCCAGGGCGCGGTCCCGCTCCATCGCCTTTTGGGCGATCACGAGTTGCCGGGCGCTGATGCCTTGAAGCTCAGTCGGGCTGAAACCCTGATCCATCAGGTACTTGGCGATGTCGGTCCGTTTCGCCTCATCGGTCGCGAGATCGGGAGCGAGCCGGGACAGCTCGTCACGCTGCGCCACGAGGTAGGCGTTGAACGTATCGGCCTGCCTGGCGCGATCCGCTTCCTGCTTGGCAGACATGATCTGCTGCAGATGCGATTTGCGCAGGTCGACCTGTTCCTTGATCGGTCGGTACGTGTCAGGGTCCTGCCGCAGCAGAGTGATCCATTGGGCGTCCGGCACTTTCAGCCATTCGCCCCAGCCGTCCGCCTCGTTGGCGGCTTCGGCTTGCGCCAGGATGGTGTCGAGAACCTTCGCCTTGTCGGTAAAGGCCTGCACGGCCTGGGTCGCCACCTTTTCCTTTTCGGCGGCTTCTTGGAATCGCTTGGAAACGGCCTTCGAGGCTGTCTCCTCGCGTTCCGCCAGCTTTTGCTGGAGTTCGCGGGGAAGCGCCTTGAACAGGTCCTTTTCGTCAGCGGCCCAGAACAGAGGGGGCTCGATTGCCGGAAGATCCGGTTCGGGCGGTTCCTCTTCAGTCTCGGCGGGGCTGGCCTCTTCAGGCTCCTCGCCGGTCTCGGCCGCGGGCTCGGCCGGTGTCTCTTCGGGTTCGACTGCGGGCTCCTCGGCCGACGCCGGCGCTTCGTCCTCGCGCTCCTGCATCTCGCCGAGAAGACCAGCGGCCTGGTCGATCGAAAGCGCGCCCTCAGACGGGGCGTTGTGGGCTTCAGCAGCCATTGTTCACCTGGGTTGGGCCGATCCGCTGGCTAGCGGTTGTCGGCGGGTCGTGCGGCCTTGCGCCGGGCTTCGGCCTGCTCTTCAGCAGCGGCCATTTCGCCGTCAGAGACGACGGACTGCAGCTCCTTGCGGAGGCTGTGAATCACGTTCACGAGGCGGTAGGCCTCTTCGCGGACGGCAGTCTGATCGGGCGAGGATTCAGACCACGCTTTCGAGGCTCTGATCGCCATGCGGTCGAGCGCATACTCGATCTCGTCGCGCTGGATACGGGCTCGGACGCCGCGAGACTTGCGTTCGGACGTGCTGACGGGATTGCGGGGCTCGAACTCGGGGAGCTTGGGCTCTTCGTCGTCGTGGGCGCGTTCCGGGGCCTCCTGTGGCGCCAGATCGCGACCGTGCAACCAGTCCCACAGGTTCACGCGCGAAGCTCCTGCACGCGACCGCCACAGCCCGTATCAAACTGCATCGCGATCACGACCGCCTCCCGCGGCGTCGCACCGGCCGCCATCGCGCCCATGGCGAACTCGAAACCAGAACCAGCGGCCCAGAACGGCGCGTCCAACGTATTTCGGCCTTTGGGCGTGAACGTCAGGATGCGACCGCGGTGGAAGATGTAGCCGTGAGCGTCGCTCTCCCCTTCGCCAAGGTCCGGACAGTCGCCTTCGAGACCACTCCGCACCCAATCCAGGAAGCGTCGCGACGCCATGAACTCTCCGACAGCCGCTCCAAGCACTTCTCCGCGCTTGACGATCTTGACAGTCTCGGCGCGACGTGTGCCGCCTCCATTCGAGGTGACGAGCGTGTCGGCAGCAAGAACGCCATCGCGGTAAGCCACAACCGTCACGCCGTTGCCCCACCGATCTGTCCGCCCGGTTCCCGCCCGACCTGGCTCATGTCGGCGAATCCGGCCCGAGCCCCCGCCAGCTTGGCCTGATAGTCCAACTGCATCTCTTCGCGCTTGAGCTGGAGATCGGCCGCCATCTGCTCTCGCTGGAGCTGGGCGTTCTGCTGAAGCTCGATCATCTTCAGCTCACGGTCCTGCTGGAGCTTCGCGACCGCCATCTGTTGGTCGTTCTGCGCCTTCTGCTGGTCGGCCGCCTGCTGCGCCTGCAGCTTCTGCTGGTCGATCTGCTGCTGAGCCTGTAGCTTCAGCATCTCCGGATTGGGCGGAGGCGGCGGTTGTGGCCCTTGCTGCGCCGCCTTTGGGTCGGTCAGGTACCGATCCACGCCCTTGTACAGCAGCCCCTTGGTCAGCGCGCGCTTGGTCAGGTTGTAGATGTTCTCCGGCGTGACCATCTGCGGGCCGCCCGGCGCCTGCATCACCTTCTCGATCAGGCCAGCCGCAACCTGCGCCATCTGCAGCTCGTGCATGGCGCCGCCAGAGCCGATCCCGACTTCGATGACCATGTCGTTGCGCTCGGCCCATTGCGAAGGGTCGATCGGCGTCCAGTTACCGCGGAGCTTGACCACCCGCTGGCTGTTCATATGCTCGCGAAGCAAGGCATGGACGCCCAGGAACATCTCCTTGACGCCCGTCTCGGCCCATATGCGGGCCATCATGCGGAGGCGGCGCTGCGAGTTGCCCATCAGGGCCAGAGCGCCGGTCGCGGTGTCATGCAGGGTGTCGGGGTTCAGACCCTGAGCGTTGCGGACGATGCCGGTGCGCTGCTCGATGACCGTGGAGAGATATTCCAGCGCCGCGGCTGGGTCGATGTTAAGGCCTCCAGCCGAGATGGCGCGGACCGCTTCTCCGTTCTTCGATCGCACCGGAACGCCCGGCTCGTTCAGCAGCAGATCCTGGATGGTGAACTCGTTGGAGAACTGATCCGCCACTTCGTAGCGCTGATTCAGCGCGAAATAGATCGAATCCAGCCAGCCACGTAAGACCGCCGTCTTGACCCGCATCCCCTCCATAGCCTTATCGGCCAGCGAGAAGCCGTAGAACCGGTGCGGCTGCGGAAACGGGCAGATCGCGGAAAACTGAATCCGCTGGATCTTCTCCTTGTGCAGGAGAACCCGCTCGTCGTTGCCGGTGACGACGCGCCAGATTTCCCGCTCGCCGTCGTCGTTCACGACCGCGATGTTGTGCTCCAGGATCTCCACGATGCGGAGATCGCCCCAGGTGCCGGCGGTGAGCTGGGTCTGCTCTCCGGCCGTGTCGCGGGCTTGCTGGATCGCGTCGACGTAGGACGGTGCGCCGTATGGCGGCAAGTCGTATACCAGTTCCGGGTCGTAACCCTGCTCGATCAGGTCTTGCGCCCGAGGCCTGGACCGAAAGGCGCAGTAGGTCGTATCCTTCAGCTCGACCGTATCACGGGCAACGGAGAAGTCCTCCGGCGGGCAAGCGGCTATCTTCACCCCGCCGCGGTCCACCATCTTGCGCTTGGTGAACTTGACCATCGGCACGCCGTCGCCGTCGAACTCCTCGACGTCGACAACCTTGGTCTCGTCATCCTCCAGCAGGTTGGCCTGTTGGAGAGCCTCGAAATCCGCCTGCGAACAGACAAAGGTCTCGTCGTTAGGCTGGACGTCGTCTTCCCACCACCACTTGAAGATGCCCCGCTTGACCGTCAGGGCGTCCTTGAACGCGGCATACAGGATCTTGAAGCCGTCGTTCTCGACCATGACCACGTGATTGACGTAGTCGGTCTCTTGTTCGGCTTGCTCCTCGTCCTGCGGGCCAATCGGCTGGAAGGATGCGACGTCTTCCCCGCCTGTGAAGATCTCCACGAGGTCGGGCAGCGCCGTTTCGATCACGTCCGCGACGTCGGTAGACACTGCAGACGAACGCCCCTCGTAATTGGGAACGTCCGGCATCTCGCCCTTGTAGTAATCTAGGGCATAGATGCTAGCACCAGTTAGCACAGCATCATTGTCGAGTCCAACTGAATTCCTGCGCTCTTGAAAAACAAGATTGATCAGGTCATCGTCGGACAGGTCGGCCATAGCGGTCTACACTCAGACCGGCATCGCGTAGCTGACATACAGACTTGCCGCGCCCGTGGCCGAGGCCGTACCGCTCTGCACGATGCGGGCGGTAAAGGCGGTCGTGAACCCGGTCGAGCCGGTCACGGTGTCCAGGTCGGAGATATTCGTGCCGACCAGTGTGAAGCTGTAGTCGCCGAGCGCCTTGATGGTCGTCCCGGCGACGTATTCCGCACCGCCCAGCGTCTTGCCGATCTGAAGCTGAGCGTCAGTCGCCGCGCCGAAGGCCGTGGTGGTCTTCACGCGGAAGGAGACGTTTCGGGCGCCGGCCGGGATGTTGAAGGCGAAATCGGTGTTGGCCGTCGCGGTGACTGTGAGTGGCACGGCGTCTTCGATGCGAACGAACGCGCCGCCGTGCTGGGCGATGCTCTGAGCAGTGGTCGCCATGGTCAGCGTCCTTTCTTGAGAACAGCCCGCGCCGCGCCTTTGATTTTGGCGGCTTCAGGCGCGGAGATGTTGCCGGCGCGCTCGGAACGGGTTGCGCCGCCGATAGCGAGGCGAGCGTGGGTTTTGTTTTCAACGGGAAAGGATTTACCCGGTCCCGCGAAGTCCTTCTTGGGAAGGGCTTTTCGTGCTTTGCTTGTTAGTTTCGCCATGGGCATTCTTGTCCAAATAATCCGCAAGTTTGCGGAGCAGCGCTGTGTCGTCCTTGACCATGCCTAGCACTTTGTTGCATCGATCACAGATCCACCCGCGCGGCTTGCCGGTAGCGTGGCAGTGATCGAAGCACATCCCATTCCTAGGCCTCTTCGCCCTAGCTTGAGGAGTGCATCCGCATATCTCGCACAACTCGGGGCGTGGACGGCCGAGAAGCGCTTCGCGTTTTTCTAAGTATCTAGACTTAGCTCTTACCTCGATGAGCTGCTGGCGCTCGGGGTAGCGCTTGCGCACCTGTTCGGCTCGGTGCGCATCGCAAATACCGAGACCCTTTACCGGCCTTTCGCAGCCATCGATGCTACACAGTTCACCGGCCCATGTCGGGTGGCGACGATGCGGAGACGCCGGGTCTCCATATCTGTACCATTTGTGGTAATGAGCCCGGCACAGACCGCGGCTCCGCACAACTAAGGGCTTGCCGCAGCCATCAACGCTGCATATTCCAGGAGAAGCCATCCGAACATCCATCGTTCGCTTGGTTAGGGTCGGGACGCTGTTGACGCAGCGTTTCCGGCCCGAATGTTCTGCTCCTGTTCCCTCTACTTGTCCAGCTTGCCGCCGATGGTCGGCTTCTTACCGGCCATACTTCTCGGCCTTGATCGTCGGCGACGGCGTCATGTTGCGATCGGCCTTGCCGCTATTGCGGCCCGAGGTCATGCCCTTCGGCATCGCAGCCGCTTGGACCTCATCGCCGTTGTTGCCACCCTTGGCGATGTGGGAATCCGACGTGACCTTCTTGGCCATCTTGTCGTAGTGCGAAGAGTTGCAGGTGGTCACGGCCATCTGAACGGTTCCTTATGTGAGGTTGGGATGCTGAGCGGTTGTTGTTGGCGGCACGCTCAGCACACGCTGCCGCCTCGGAATGATTTCGGGCTTCCCAGCCTTTGCCGGCAACCATGAAGCGCCCCTCAGTAGAAGCGCCGTCCCGATCCGGCTTTGAACGTCCCGCAGGCTGGGCCTTACGCCGTCGCCCGTGGGGCGGCGTTGAAAGTCTCGGGACGCAGTACGCTAGAATATCATAAGGTCAGTTACATTCCGCAGGTTCGCGCAAGCCGTAGAACACGCGTGGGGTAGCCTCTGCGCGCTCATCTCCGTCAGATGAAATCACGACGGTTGGCCGATCTTCTTTAACTATCGGCTCGCAGTTGCACAGGTCTGGGCGCAAGCCTTTCTCGCCCTTATTCCAGACCGGACAATTTTTGTCGTGCAACTCCAGGCGCGAGACGTGTTGCATGTTCCCTCACACAGCCCCGAACGGTCGGGGCCGGATGCTCTCGTTCTTGCGGTTCGGCCTGGGCTCTTCGTAGGCCACGCACATCAAGCCGAATGCGTCGGCGCCATGGCTAGACCAGTCGTGGCACGGACCAAGGCCAATCTCACGCTTCTCGTCGATCAATTCGTGATATGCCGCCAGCGCCTCAAGACCGCCTTCGGTCGCGTCCTTGTTCATCCAGACGGACGGGAACAAGCGCCTGGCCGCCTCGATCCGCTTAGAGGCCGCGCCCTTCCCCTGGTTCGGGACCACGACCGTCTCAAACTCCGCAGCCTGCAGAGCGGACTCGTACGAGACGTCGAACACCTTGTCGTTGGCCGCGCCGTCGTGCGGCAGGACGCACAATGCGTTTCCGTAGCCGCTGGAGCGCAACCATTCGACATGCGCGCTGAGCGGCTGGCCTTTGGCCTCGTAGTAGTTCAGGACGCGGATCTCTCGGCCCACGAACTGCGCCACCCAGATCGCACAGGCGTCGGCCTTAGCCCCGGTACCCCCGATATCCCAGAAGGCCCGCAGGCTCATCAGCGGATCAGCCGCGACGCGCCCTAGCCTGCCCTCCGACTTCATCGCCGCGATCTCGCGCGTGAAGTAGGCGCCCTCGGTAACGGTCTTGAAGTCGCCTTCCCAAACGTGATCGTAGCTGTCCGGGCGCTTGCTCAGGTCCTCAAGCCGTTCGTCGTTCAGAACGTCGGGGAACCACGGGTTATCCCGCCAATTCATCTCGACGATCTTGGCACCCTCGGGGGCATTGACCCGAAACCGCTTGTGCGTCGCCGAGGTCTTTCGCTCCGGGTTCCACGTCACCCAGATTTCGGAGTCATGCTCACGAACGGAGGGGACCGCCTTGGCCCACGCGGTCTCTGAGACCGGCTCGGCCTCATCCACCCAGAGGAGCTTGACGCGAGCCTTCGACTTGATGCTGTCCAGGCTGTGGCGTAGCCCGATGAACTTGTACTCGATCCGGCGGCACTTCGTCCGGATGTAGGTCTCGCCGACGTCGTAGGCGTCCCGCAGGAACGGCTCGCTCTCGATCGCCGCCTTGATCTCGGCCATGGACGAGTCGTCAAGCGAGTTCATGAACTCCCGGCCGCCGATGATCACGCCGGGCTCGTTCGCCTCGGCCCACATGAGCCCGCGAACCGCCGTCATCTTGGCAAACGACCGCGTCTTAGCCGATCCTCTGCCCCCGTAGGCCCCGCGATAGCGAGCCGAGCCCGTGAACACCGGGATCAGCTTCGGCGGCAGTTCAATCGTCGCGACGGTCATTCAAGCTAGGTGCGACAAGCTGGATGACGGTCGGCTTCAGTTCCGACCCGCCAGGTCCGGCGTGCTCGATCCGCTCGCGGTAGGGCTCGGCAGGGAAGCGTCCACTCATGCACTTGCCGTATAGGCCCGCGTTGAAGCCAGAGCCCATCAACAGCCCGGTTCGGCCAGAGCGCTCCCACCAAGCAAGGCTCGCATCGTTCGCGCGTGTCATGGCGCGCAAAAACTCGGGGTGTGCTTGCTCCCAATTGGCCAGGGTGTTGCGGCAGACGCCGAGTTCAAAGGCGATTTCAGCTCGCCCCATACCTTCGGCGCCGAGGCTGACGACCCTTTCGCAATGGGCTTCGTCATAGAGGGTCGGTCGCCCTCCAGCGTGCTTCTGGCCCTCCTCGCTCACGAGGCTTGCTCCCGCCCTTCCTCCCGATCCACTAGGGTTGTCGGGTTGGGATTGGCTGTTAGGGGTTGGTCAATACTCGCCGTCGCGAAGCACGATCGCTTTCGGAGACGACGTGTCGAGTTCGGTCAGGCTGACCGAGTGGTCGTTAAACCCGCGCTCGGTAAGCGCCCGACACAGGAGATCACGAGCGGACGGCTCATCAGGGGCCACGATCACGCTGGCGGTTCCGACTGGGTAGTGACCGGCGTAGTCGGAGCAGGTGAATACGCGCATCAGTGCGCGCAGCCGATCATGAGCAGGAAGCGCAGAAGGCCAGAGCCGACCGCGACGCCGCCGAAGAACACAGCAATCAACGCGACCGTCACAGCGCCGCGCTCGAACGACACATGATCTCTCATCGGTGACAGCACCTGTCGAAGCGGCGCTGGATGGAGGTCAAGAGCGTGCGCTCCCAGACTTCCTTAGCCCCAGGGTGACCGGCGATAGCGTTGTACTCGATCACCCATCGACGCGTGCGCTCAGCGATCGGAACGAAGCTGTCGGCGAAGAACATTACTCGCCCTTGAGATAGGCTTCGTAGGCGCGGGCGGCTTCAAGTACGAAGTTGAAGTCCTTCCCGATCGGAACAGTGCGTAGTGCGGCTTCCAGAGCTTGGAGGCGCGACTGTCGATCGGTGTGCGCCTGAGCATATTTCTCTTGCTCAGCCTGCGCGCGCTGGCGGCCAAGATCCTGACGACGCCAGTACTCGGATACCTCTATCGGCTGACCGATATCAGAGGCAAATTCCATTTCATCCATCTGTCCTCTCCGGTGTGCGGTTCCGAAGGTGAAGGGTACCGACCGCGTCGGACGCGTCTGCTCGGGGGTATGATCGACGAGTGGTCGTGTCAGAGGCCGAGCGGTCGGGATTGGGATGATCTTTAGTTTGCGCGCCGTCCCGTGCGCAGGCGCTTAGGGAACCTCTGTTACAAAGCGTGACTGAACGCTGCGATATGACAGCTTGCATATGTCCGCGGTCATGGTAGGTTAGCTCATCGGCGCCGCAGCGCTGAGCAAGCAGACAGAAGCACAACGCCGCAATCCCGCGGCTTTAGGAGGCCCACATGGCCCATCTTCTCTCCGCTACCGACCTCGCCATCGCCCTCGCGATGAAGGGCGGCTCGCTCCGCATCGTTGAGCGCGCCTCGCGCTTCGGCGACACGTTCTTCGCCATCGAGGACGCTTGCGGCGTCATCGAGGTCCAGATGGACCGCGTTGCGCTCGACGCGCGGATAGCGGCGATCCGGGAGGCGGCGCGATGAGCGCCGCTGAACCCGAGTTCCCGATCGACCTTCCGGAACCGGAAGTCTGGTCGGCCGAGCGCTGGATCGAATGGCTCCGCCGCGGGCCTAAAGATCTGGTCCCGCACTGGAGCGGTCTGTGCGCTTGCGCAGACGCCCTGGAGGCCGCCCTCCGTGAGGCTCGCGGGTATCCGCGCGCCGTTACAAATCCCGCCTGCGCCCATCCAGAGTGCACGTGCTCTGCGCGCTGTACCCTATATTTCCAACGAGGATCAAAATGACAACCGAACGCGATCTCATGCGCGCCGGGTACCCACCATCTAGAGTCGGCGTTTACAAAAAAACCGGAAAGCCTATCACGCAAGACGTTGGAGGTAGGCTTGTTGCAGCGTACGCAGCGCGGGTTCATACAACTGAAGCGCTAGAGAACGGCCGTTACAGCGTCCGCGTCATATTCTCTACAGAACAAGAGGATGCGGTAGAATTCTCGGAAGCCCTGCAATCATTCGCTGAACTATACGCGAACGATTTCGTCTCAGTCCCGTTGGCGGCGCTTGCCGAGTTCATTGAATGGTCAATGTGCGCCCGCGACCGCATGGATCACGACGGAAAGCGGAAGTGGCAAGAGGCCCGCGCCGCTCTCTCTGTCCTAGCGGCGGAGTGCGGAAAGGCGAAATAGCATGAGCACCAAGGAAGCCCAGCGCGCCGCCTCAGACGCCTACCGCAAGCGCCAGAAGGAAGCCGGGTTCAAGCAACTCGGCTTCATGCTGTCGCCCGAGGCTCTGGCCGCACTCGACAGGCTCGCCATCAACGGCAAGTCCAAAGCCAAAGCCGTCAACGAAGCGCTGATCATAGCGGTGGAGTGGAAGGAGAGGCGCGCGCTGTTGGGACAGATCGTCGAAGGCGCGATGCCTGTGGGGCCGGACTTCCACGATCGTCCCTCCCCACCCTCGCAAGGCTTAAAGGGGGACGGCGCGACCCATAAGAAGCCCAGCAAACCCAAGCTGGACCTAAGCGGAGTCTCCGTTCATCCAGATCTAGCCAAGAAAGGAGGTCGGAAGTGAGCGATCCGATCGTTGCTCAGCGAGATTCCGGCGCGTTCCTTTGCCTGCACGGCGAGGAACGCTTGGAATTGAAGGCCGCTAGCCTTCCCGAGGCTGTCCGAGAGATAATCCGGCTCGGTAAGCCGTGCCCCCACCTCTGGTGGAACAAGCGCGGCCAAGAGATGGAGATCCCGAAGGCCGTACTGCCACGCTAGCCTATCGACCCCAGCGAGAGCTTTTACGCTGTCGCTGGGGTCTAACTGTCCCGTTCTGTTTGATTGGCAGTGACAGAAGCGGGCTCACTGGGGGTGAAAAGTGCCGCTGTTGTCCGCGTGTGTTGGCCCGATGCTATGGCAGTCGGCACACGACGGAGGGGCCACCCGCGGCGCTCCCCTCGGTATTCTTGTTGGCCGCCTACGGCCATATCGGAATGGGGAAGGCTGGGCGCGGCTGGATGGCTGGAAAACATGGGCCATAGCCTTGGCCGCGCTGCCTGCTAGGCGCAAGAGCGCTAGCTAAGCCTTTTGTACGATTTCAGGGGTGCTGCGGTCAAGCCGTTTCGTCGCGGCGGTTCACCTTTCCTTCGGGAACCTTCTGGTATATACATTGTTTATCCGGGACCCGCACACCCGGTAGTAAGGACGGAAAACATGCAAACGACCGTATCAAAATGGGGAAACAGCTTGGCACTCCGTTTGCCGCGCCACATCGCGGAGAGCGTGCGCCTCAGCGAGGGGCAGACGGTCGACGTCGAAGTGGCTGACGAGGCTATCGTCGTTCGGCCGACGCGCAAGCGATTCAAGCTCGCCGATCTGCTCGCCGACTATCCGGCGGAGCGCCGAACGGAGGTCGAGTGGGGTAAGCCCGAGGGGGACGAGGCGTGGTGAATCAACCCTATCAGCCAGATCGAGGGGACTTCATCTGGCTGAATTTCACCCCGCAAGCTGGAACGGAGCAGGCTGGACACCGGCCTGCTCTGGTTCTCTCTGCGCGAGACTACAACATCGCAACAGGCCACTGCTTCGTCGTTCCGGTAACAACGGTCGATAAGCCAAGCTCGTTCGACGTGCCCGTTCCACGCGGCGCGAAGCTTACGGGCTTCATCCTCGCCAATCAGCTGCGCGACCTGGACTGGATCGCCCGCGGCGCATCGTTCCATAGCAAATGCGACGAGAACACCCTTTGCGAGGTGATCGGTCGCATCGAGGCTATCCTTTCCATCGATTGCTGAGGTGGTCACGCTGCCTGCAGCTCATCCTCGCGAGTCTTGATCAGCCCGTAGTGGAGGGCCAAGAGGCCCAAGGCCTGCTTAAACATCGGGAATGCCCGCCGACGCTTTCGGGTATCCTGACCAATGGCTTCCCGAAGGCTGAGTTCCTGCCCACAGATCTTGTCGACCAGGGAGATCAGGCGCGCGTCGCCGCCGAGCCCAGACGCCACCAATACCCTCCCCGTTCCTCCCTCTGGGATAGAATAGCCTCTGGCCTTATCGAGGTGGTTTAGATCCGCGATGCGGCCATCGAGTGGATCGAGGTCAGACGCGCCGCCGCCCTGCCCCTTGGGCTTGCCGTACAGCCGCTGGAAGGTCTGCGCGTACCGCGCCCCTCCCCCAAACTCCTCGTCCGTGATAAGCTTTGCGCGGTGAAGGCGCAGGAGCGGGCTCACCCGCTGGCGGGCGCCGGCGCTGGTCTCGTCGACCGCGTCACCGCGAATCTGGGCCAAGGCGTCGAACTCCCGCAGAGCCGACGCCGACCAGTTCGCCTCGCGCCTGGCGCTGACACGAGCAGCCAGACTGATTGCCTCTTCGCCCGCTCGCGCCGCCTTCGCATAGGCCCTCTGCCGCTGCTCTGGCGTGATCGCTACCCGCATGTCGGAGTCGGCTTCCTGCCGGCGATGTTCGATGCGTTCTAGCGCGCGGATCTCGTCGGCGCTGAGTGGGCAATCGAGCAAAGCCTGCGCTACTCGGCCTATTACGTCTTTGGGCTTGCGGGTCATGTCGCGAGCCTTTCCGCCACGATCGGGCGCGCGAGGTAGGCGTGTCCGTCGAGCAGATGGCCGCCCTTGTCCGGCGTTCGTCCGCCGACCTGCTTGAAGTTGAAGACGCGGCCGAGTTCGGCGCTCTGGGCGCGAAGGCTTCTGGCCCATTCGAGGTCCATCGGCCGAGCGTTTCGGCCGCTCTCCCCGCCGACGATGATCCAATCGGGCGCGTCCTTATCGAGGATCACCGGCCCGAGCAGAGGTTCGAAACTGCCGAAGGTGATCCTAGCACCGAGCGCGCGCGCAGCATCGCGCAGCTTGCGCCGGTCGCGGTCGTAATCCTCTTGGTCGCCGAACGTGCTGCCGAGCCACGCATTCGGCGGTAGGCCGCCAGCCTCGCGCGCCATGTCCACGGCGTTTCCGATCCGCTTGGACAGGTAGAGCATGATTAGGTTCGGGCATGCGCGCGCCTCGTCAAAGGCTTCGCGCCGCCATGCTGGAGGCACCTGGTTGTCCCAGATGTCGCCGAGGCTCAATGAGAAGACGAGGCGGATAACGCCGGCCTCGCTTGCCGCCTTGTTCCACTTGCGTAGGTTCGCCCACGTCGAAGGCGACGTGCGAACGCGCTCACCGTGCGGACCCCAGACAACGCGCCCGTAGCGCTTGTCCATCAACTCCTCGGCGTAGCAGAACTCGCATGGCGAGCCGACCTTCGTACATCCGATCCACGGATTGAAGGTGTGGTCGCACCATTCGATTTTGGTGATCTCGCCCATTACCTCACGCTCTCCCTCAGCCTGTCGGATTCAGCAATTTTCGGCTCGTGGTACTCGATCACCCCAAGGTGTCCGAGAATGCGGTAGGCGGTGCGCGTGGCGGAGGCGTCCTCCTCGCGCGATGTCTGGATGATCTGGGCGACGGAGCTGGCGAGCCGGGCCGTCGCGACGGCTTCGCCGAGGCCTTCCATCACGCGGGCAATCGGTTCCTTGAGGGGGCGGAGGGTCATTAGTCGAACGCGGCCCAACGCGACTCTGTCTGTCCGAATTCGAAGCGAGCGCCGCGAGCCTTATCGTAGGCATTGCGCAACACCTCGCCGATCTCGACGTGCTGAACGTTCATGTCCATGAAGCCATCCTTGACTCCAAGGGCGCGACCTACGGTCTCACAGCAAAACTGCGCCCATTGCCTAAATTCTTCGAACATTTCGTCGCTGAGGTGACTTGATCGGTCACCGTTCCTAAGCCGATCAAAATCCGGAGGGGTCTTTTTGAATCCGACCAAACACGGAGCCTGCGTAATTTTACCCGCACCGGTCCACATCATCCGATTGATCATCAAGGAAATACTATCACGATTATATTCCGGAAGGTAGGGGTCGAACATATAAATTTGATGCGATGGCTCTGGTGACCTTACGGCCAGAAGTACTAGCGCGCCCGTGGCGCTGGATAGATCAACGCATTTTTGTCGTTCTTCTGCCGTAGGCTCAGCACCTTTAACCTCAAGCCACACGTCCTGGTGCTCGAAGCCTCCCGGCATCTTTCTCGGAAATCCCGTCATACGGAAATCAGGTAAATATGGGCCGGACGGGAGGATTACACCCTCCGGCTCATATTCGAACTCTATACCTTGCGCATCCAAGAACACGGCCCATCTGGCTTCGGTTCGAGACCGGAAACGATACCCCTTCCAAATCGTCTCAATCGGTTTCATGCTGCGCTCTTGGGTCTAAGATTGAACTCAGAAAGGACGTGATCTGGTACTTGGGTCGATGGATCGTCCGGAGGCGGCCCCATCCTGACGGTCCACTGCGTTCGATCTGCCAGCCAGTTTCGGACGGCCGCTCGCCAGAAGTCGTCGTCGCGGACGACGGTCGGGATCTGCTTCGGCTTGGCCGGAGCGCCGGCAAGGCGGGCGTCCCGGTTCTGGACAGCGATCCTCGCCGCCGTTTCCCAACTCGTCATCGAGCCAGCCCCGCCCTTGTTCCGATGCCAGGCCGCGGCCGAGGTGATCGCTGGCAGGATGTCGGCGTCCCAGTCGCAGGGCGCGTCGCCTCGCAGCAGCGCGGTCAATCGGGCGATGCTCGCCACACCGGGGCAGACGGCCATGCTCGCGAGTGCATCGCCAGCGGCCTCCTTGGCTTGGCGGATCTGATCGGGGTCCGGACGC